TTACGCTCCGCCTGGCGCCGCATAGCCGCCGACAAAAAACCAGCCCAGAAAAACAACGGCGACGATGAAAATAGCCACCGGAAATAGAATACCCAGCCTCATTATTGAGCCCCTGTAAGTGCAAGTCGTGGCGAATATCATACGGGATTTCACCGTAGATTAGTCAATATGAAAAAATCTTCCCTGACGACGAGACTGCTTATCCAGATACATCGCGTCGTCGGCGGCGCGTAGCGCCTGTTCTACGTCAATCTGCTGCGGGTCGGCCTCAATAACGCCAATGCTGGCCCCCGGGTAGTTAATCCGGTGCTCGCCAAGGAAATAGATCCCCGTCAGCGCTTGACGTAACGCGGCGATATACTCCTGCTGGTCGGCTAATTCGGGGCCCGGTCCGACAATTAAAAATTCATCGCCGCCGAGACGGCCGACAATATCACCGCTGCGTACGTGAGCCGCCAGACGTTCGCCAACCTGAATCAGAAAGTTATCGCCGCACGGATGGCCGAATCGATCGTTGATTGCTTTAAAATCGTCGAGATCGATAAAAATCAGCAGCATGCTGCGCCGCTGCTCGCGGGCCCGCGGAAACTGCGCGGCAAGATACTTAAACAGCGAGCGGCGATTCGGTAAACCGGTAAGCTCATCAGTGTATGAGTGCATTTCAAGCGCGACGTTGGCCGAGCGAAGCTGCTGCACTAGCGTCTCTTTTTCAACGTAGTGGGCGATGAGGTTCGCGAACAAATTCATGACCTGCTCACCCTCAAGGTTATAGGGTTGTCTTACCCGGCTGGTGGCGCACAGCGTGCCGAATAATGAGCCGTCGGTCAGGCGCACAGGAATGCTAAAAAAGGTGGCGATGCCCAAATCCTGCGCGGCGATACACGAACGCCAGCGTTCGGCGACATCGTTACTGAAAAGGCAACGCTCGTCGAGCGCACGTTTACATAGCGAGTGGTTCCATGGGACGGAGAACCCTTCTGGGATCTGCATTTCGCTGCTGTTATGCGCATACATAATCAGCTGTCGCTGCGCGTCGAAGTCAATACGCGTCAGGTAGGTGGATTCCATTCGGGTAACAAGCTCCAGCATCTCAAGCAGCTGTCGCACCAATGCTTCGAGGGAGTGTTCATTGGCTAGCGTTTGCGTCACGCGCGCGAGAATAAAATCGGACATGAGGAATACGGCTCCCGAACGCTAATCATAACTACCAGCAAGTTATGCTAAACAACAATCAGCGCAGAATTAACATAGATACATAAAATTTAACACATCTGTTAGGAGAATACCTGCATCCGCGGCGGGAAAAAAAGCCCCGTCGGGTGCGTTGGAAACACCCGGAACAAGGGGCTTTCAACGGTACAATGCGGGGTTGCGCGGCACGCAAGACCATTGAAAGCCATAACTAATTACCCATCTGTGGACATTATGTGGACGTTTCACACATCAGCGCTACCTCTCAGCGGGTTAAGCGAGATCGCGTCCTGGAGGTATTCGGGCGCAAAGTGAGCGTAGGCCATAGTTTGCTCAATTCGTGCATGCCCAAGGATCCTCTGTAACGTAATAATGCTTCCCCCATTAATCATAAAGTGCGTCGCGAAACTGTGGCGTAGTGCATGCGTCGCCTGGCCGGTCGGAAGATCAGGTTTTACTTCCCTGAGTATCTGTCTGAAGTCAGAATAAGACGCCTTACCAAATAACAACCCTCGCTTACCATCCGCTATGAGTTTTGCCACTTCCGCTGAAACTGGAACAGTCCGCTGCTTGTTACTCTTGGTTTTAACGAACGTCACACGGTTCTGTATGATGTTTTCTGCCTTGAGTCGAGCCGCTTCACCCCAACGAGCACCTGTACTCAAACAGAGAACGGCTATCTTCTTGTTGTCGCCATCCAGTCTAAAGAGCAAGTGCTTGATTTCGTCCTCTGTCAGATAGCCAGTTTCGGGGACTTCTTCTTTCAACTTCTTCCTGCCCCTGATCGGATGTTCACCCGAAAACAACTCGGCCTCGATAAGCGCTGTGAACATGCCACTGATGCTGTTTAGGTCACGGTTAATGGTAGAAGCTTTAATGCCCTGACTTCTTCTTGCCGCGTAATACTGACTAATCAGCGCTTTCGTAATCTGAAAAGCACAAGGATCGTCGGTAATCCTGCAAAAAATATCTAACTTGTTGCGGTTTATCCTACCGTGCTCCTCATGCTTGCCTTTCAAATTCCACCAAAGCTGTATCAGTTCAGACAGATGCCGCTTATCCGTCGGTTTTGATAACCATTCTTTGGTGTGATGGTTGAACTGAGTATGCTTCTCGAAAGCTACCGCTTCACTTTTCTTATCAAACTTCCTGCGGATACGCTTTCCATTGCGACCAGCAGGCCTGATGTCCACTTCATATCGACCATCATCGAGTTTCTTAATAGTCATAAGAAAACCCTCCGATGGGTGCGTTTGCCTTTAGGCCTCAACGCGTTGCAATTATGTGATGAATACTTTTCGACCAATAATAGACATTTGAAATGTATGTAGGACTGGTTAATTGTTAACCAGTCTTTTGGTCTGAGTGCTGCGAGGTTGTTAAGTCTTGCCCAAAGTGTGCGAGTGCCGGTGCGATTTGACCGGCTTCAGGCGAAACCTGATCGGTCATGAACCACAGTGTGTATTTAGTAAATTGAGGTATTTGCAGAATCTTCATCATTACGTCGGTTGGTGGGGTTGAGCGTCCGCTTTCGTAATAACTTAAAGTCCCATAAGGAATTCCTGTTAGATCAGATAGTTGCTGTCTACTTAGATACTCAGACTTTCTTATTAAGACGATTTTCTCGTTTAACGCGTTTGACATGGTGTTTAGATCTCAATAGTATGGTGTTTAGATGTAAACAGTTAAGTGTTTAGTATTGAACACTAAAGCCAACTATAAGCCATTAAGAGCAATCCATGAACCGAATAACGAGGAAATGTTAATGGTAAAGCAAATCACAAGCACGACCGATGCGGTTCCTTATCAGGAATTTGCCAGACTCATCGGGAAAACGCCGGTTGCGGTAAGAGGAATGATCGAGAAAGGGAAGCTTCCTGTAATCGAGATGACCGATCCCCTGTCTACATCTGGCCGTGCGGGCGAGTACTGGGTTTACCTTCCAGCCTGGAACAACGGCATGAAACTGGCCTACGAAAGTCGTCCAAAGGAGATCAGGGAAGGGTGGTTGATGTGGCTTGGTCTCGGTGAGCCAGGTCGATAGCCGGTTTCAGGAGAGGAAACATGAAGAACGGTAGCCGCGGATCAGTATTACAGCTCAATAGCAAAACCAGCCTCTACTGTGGTTTTACTATTCTGAAACTCCCACGCAAAAAACCGTACAACCGCCAGCGCTATCAAATTACGCACACAGGCCATTATTACGGCATTGACTTTGCTTTATCAGAAGCATGCCGAACGATTGACAGAATCATGAGTAAAAAGCGGTTTATTGCTTTTTAATCTCTGGGGGCGAAAATGAAACTCGAATATGCAGACAAAATTAACTCGCTTTTACAATGCTTCCATTTCAATAAAGAGTTTCTGGAATGGAATCATGATTACTCTCTCCAGCTTTTACGCCATGGCGTATCCCACCTTTATCATTTCGCAATGCTTCAAGGCGAGAATGATGAATGCACTCTTGAAGAACTCCGCAACATCATTATTTCCGTCACCGATGGTGATATCCCTAAACCATATAACCTGCTATCTCTGGGCGCTGAGCAACTGAAGAGGGCTATGAAGTTTGTTCAGCCCCAGGCTGTAACCGTAGAGGTTACACCGGAGATCCTGGAACACCTGAAACTGGGAGCTGAAGCCTCCTGGCGGCTGGAGCCCCCTCGCTTTAACTGATCATCGGAGTACGCCATGTTCACCGAAGAAAAAACATCTTGGGAAGAGGAAATGCTGATTCGAGAAGCAGTGGAAAGTGCCGAGCAGGGGTTCACTGTACATCTAAAAAATGGTGCTCGTATCACCATTAGTTCAAAAAGCCCGTCTAAAGATTTAATAATTTACGGGCTCGAAAAAGCCATTCGCGGTAATCACGATCGCGCGCGAATGACCTTTATTGATTTCATGTATTACTGGCATGAAAGGATATTTAAGCAGATTAAAAGAAAACCGCGTCCAAACAATTAATTAACCCGATTTAGAAATAACGGCATTCACTTTGCCGGGGATTCGTTTGCCTTTTTTAGGAGGTTGCATGTCGGTTACGTCAATAAAGCCGGAAGGCGGAATAAGCGATCCAGAGTTTATGGGTATCAGCACCAATGCGCGCAAAGGCGAGCGCGCCCACTTACTAGGATTGCTGCGCATCCGTATGGGCCTGCTGAAAGAGCAAGGCCTTACCCCCGAAGAGATTTATTCAGCACTTGAGCAGTGGATAGCCAACCACGAAACAATCACCAGCGAGGGCAGTAGACCATGAATCACGTAATGATCGATTTGATTAACGTTAGTAAGAAACCGTCATCACCTCTGTGTGCCATTGAAGCTGTGTTTTTTGAACCCTCAACAGGGCAGATCGGAAAGGTTTTTTATTCTTCGATAGACATTCGTAAATCTGAAAGCTTGAAGGGCCGTATCAGCATTAGTACGGCATTCGATTGGATGAAAAAAGACTCTCACTGGCGCGCCGAAGTAATGAGCGCAACCGAAGCTGAAGAAGATGCACTTTGCAGCCTTGCTGCTTTCATCGCCGACAACACCTGTCCCCGGAACGCGGCGTTATTCGTATGGTTCAAAGATGCCCCGGAAAAACTGGTTTCACTTCGTTATGCCGTGGATCGCTTAGAGGTGTCAGGCATTTTACCTGAAGGCACAAAATACCGCTGCATTCGTTCACTTCTCGACCTTGCTGCTGCCACAGACTATGCGCCTCATGCGAGAAGCGCCCTGGCATGTTACACGCTCACTGACGCGCGATATCAAGCGGAACAAGTCTGCGAAATCTGGCAGCGCTTAACCTCCCCACACATTGGATCGCTGTGAGGGCCGCCATGCATTCGCATTTATCTGTTGTTTGTAACGCGCCGTTGCCGGTTTGTAAGAGGGCGCTTGCCGCCCTGAATTGCTTTGCTCGTGGACAGCGTAATTACACCCGCGTCAAGCCACACGCCTATCTCGTGATCCGCATTGGCCTCCGTTGGCGTTTGCTCAGCAAAAACGGTGGTAAGCAGTGGCGACTGATGACCCATGAAACCTATAACCAGGAATGCCGCAAATGATTAAGTCACCTCTTAAGTGGGCTGGCGGTAAAACCCGCGTTTTGCCGCGACTGCTGAATTACCTGCCTAAAGCCGATTGCTTGATTGAGCCCTTTGTAGGCAGTGGCACAGTCTTTATGAATACGGAATACCGCCGCTATGTGCTTTGTGACAGCAATCGCGCATTGATCAATTTCTTCCGCGCGCTCAGGGAAGACCCTGAAAGATTGATACTGATCGCCAGGAACGTATTCAGATATGGCAATAACGAAGATAGCTATTACGAAGAGCGCAAGTTGTTCAACCACCTGTCGTGGGATGACGAGTGTGCAGATGATTACGTTGTACGGTGGGCAGCATCATTTTTATACCTGAACCGCCACTGCTTTAACGGGCTTTATCGCACCAACAGGGATGGCGGTTTCAATGTTCCATTTGGCAGCTATAAGGCGCCTTATTTTCCAGAAGCAGAAATGCGCCTATTTGCCGAAAAGGCGCGGGATACTCACGCGCTCTTTCTTTGTAATGATTTTCGTACTTCCATTCCATACGTCGCCAGGAATCGCCTGGACTCCGTGATTTACTGCGATCCGCCGTACATCCCGACTAGCAAAACAGCCAATTTTACCGCTTACGGCAAGCCATTTACCCTGGATGATCACCGCGCTTTGGTTACGGCGTTGCTGGACGTTAATCGCCAGCATGGAACGCGATCGGCCATCTCGAATAGCGACACACCAGAAACACGCCAGATCTACTCCGCTTTCAATCTCCACGCCTTCAGAGTTCGACGTTCCGTTAGCGCCAAAACCCGCGATATGGCCGGTGAAGTGATTGGCGTTCTTCGCGTGTGTGGTGGTTGCGGTCGTTCTGGTGGTGGAGGTTGCCCGGACTGTGGGGCGGTGATGGGTGATGCGACATATGCCGAAATGTTTGGCGCGCCGGCTTGTTAAAGCGTTGGCTTTGCAAAATAAGATTCGAAGGTGAGTTATGCCTGATTCCACAGTCCTGGCATGGAGCTGGAATGCCCCACGGCGGGCTATTAATCCAAGCGACGCCGAAGAGCCTGCAATTGAGTATCTCACCCCAAAAGGCGAGCGTAAGGCACTTGCCTATAGCGATCTTGTTGATGTTGTTTATCGGGTACCGTTGCGCCCTCGTGATGGGGAGGCGCGCAGGGCTTTTGATCGCGCAAGACTGGCGCGTCATCTGCGGCGCCGCGTCCAGGCTCTCCCTGCGTTTATCCGCAAGCGCTTTTCAATGCACCTGGAAACTCTGGACCGTAGGGACCGGAAAGAGGCTGTACGCTGGTTATTCAACACGTTTGAGCGCCATGTATTGCGTCGTGTTGATGCGGTAAACGTACAATATCTGCCGCAAAGTAATCTGCCTGCAATTCTCTTTCCGCTACGTGATGATTTTCATCTGCTGCCATGGGCAGATAAAAAGCGCCTGAAACGACTGGCCTATAGGCTCGCCAATCTGATGAAAAGCGAGTTTATGCGCGAGTTTGATTTTCGGTACGAGAAAACGGCAGATGTGGAGTTTTCCACGATCTATGCTTACGGCGCTATTGCCAGTAAAGCGTCCTCACTCAATATTGCGATCCCTGGCTGGAAACAGTATTGCGATGAAGCACTGACAGCAGAAGATGCATTGCGTGTTATTGCCAGACTTCAAACGGAAAAGTGGTGGTTAGGTAAGCTCCGCAAAATCCATGACCGCTGGCGCGAGCACCTCCTGATCGCCACTAGCTACGTCAGCAAAGTGGCATCACCCTATTGCTCTGAGCCTTGCCTCAGGGAGTGGATAGCTCAAAAAAAAGCCAACTTTGAATACCTTCAGGCGATGGAGCTGGAAGACCAGGACACTGGCGAGCGTACCTCCTTGCTCGATAAGGTCATGGGCAGCGTTTCCAACCCGAAGATCGCCCGTCATGAATTGATGGTGCGCATGCGCGGTTTTGAGGATATGGCTAACGAGATGGGACTGGTTGGCATGTTCTACACGTTGACCGCACCGTCACGTTATCACGCCACACATGTGCATTCCGGCAAGCGCAACGATAAATACTGCAATGCCAGCCCACGCAAAACTCAAAAGTACCTTTGCAACGTCTGGTCACGTGTACGCGCCAAATGGGGAAGGGAAGGCATCCGCAAATTTGGTTTCCGTGTAGCCGAACCACATCACGACGGAACGCCGCACTGGCACCTGCTGTTATTTCTCCGCCCGGAAGAGGTGGAGCTTGCCACTGAAATTTTTCATGAGTACGCCCTCCAGGTGGATGGAAGCGAACCCGGCGCGGCTCAGTATCGTTTTACTGCCAAACCAATTGATGAAGAGTTTGGATCGGCAACGGGATACATCGCAAAGTACATCTCAAAAAATATCGACGGTTATGGAATGGATGGCGAGTTTGATCACGAGTCAGGCAAACCCGTTAAAGAGATGGCAAAGCGCGTGCGGGCGTGGGCTTCACGCTGGAGTATTCGCCAGTTTCAACAGATTGGCGGCGCGCCTGTATCCACATGGCGCGAGCTAAGGCGCCTAGGAAGTCGTGAGCTTGTCTTGCACCCGGAACTTGAAGCTGCCCGCGCTGCGGCTGATGCGCCCGACTGGTCGGGATACGTCAACGCCCAGGGCGGCCCGTTTGTAACTCGCGATTGTTTGCGTGTTCGCCTCAATTACGAATACACCGAAAACGGCAATGATTATGGTGACACAGTCGCCAAAATCAGCGGCGTCTATTGTCCTTTTACGATCAGTGAATCGGTCATTTATACCCGCACCAACGATTACAAAATCGTACCGAAGCGTAAGCCATCGCCGGTCGAGAATTTGACTTTAGAGGGCCGCGGCGCGGCCCCTTGGAGTTCTGTCAATAACTGTACGGGCCGCGCCGATTCGGACGAAAAACCACCGTCAGAAACGGCGGTGTCAGTTGATAAAACCGCGCCAGACGACAGTTCAGTGACAGAACTTCCGCTGAATATCGATGCTTTGAGACGATATTCACGCCATCAAAGGCAGGAGATCACTAGCAGGCTCAGAAAATCCCCCCGCGAAAGCTCAGATCAAGCCTTCATGCGTACCGCGCGCGGTCTGCGCACGTCGATTAATGACGAAACCGCGCTGGCATGGGGACCAAAAGTCACCGCTGCGAAAAATATGAGCCTGACGCCGGAAGAGGCAGAGCAGCGCTGGCGCGAGCAGCTACGGGTTGAGGCGGAACGGCGCGCGGACAGTTACGCCGCAGTGGCTTCGGAATTCCAAAAGAAAAAGTCAGAGTCAGCATTGTTTCAACAGAACGGCACGGCAGCGAACGGTCAAGGGCGAAATTCACCGCAGCAAGGCATTAGCGGGATCTCGCAAGAACTGCCTGACCACGCGATCGCCGAACTGAATAGACGTAATATCGTTATCAGTGACCGGGAGGTTAAATTGTTAGTAGGTGGCTGCATTCTGTCGCGTGGCGAAATGGAATTTGCCATCAGAGAAGGGGAGTTAATAGTGGAGCGCCGGTTGTTTAAACACGCCAACCACGCTCGGGCATCATTGACCAGACAAAGTGAGCTGCTTGATCGCTGCCAAAGGGCTATCAGGAAGAAATTATGACCTCGTTCACTGTAGAAATTCATGAAGATATCGTTACCTGGCTTAAAAGGAGCACTCGCCATGAGATAGTCCTGGATCTGCCATCAGTGCCGGATCCCGGCGACAAGCTATGGCTGAAGAGTATGCGAGGTATGCAAATTGTCGAAATGGAAAGGTGCATGATCGTGGAGTCGCGCCGCGTTTCGCGCTTGCGCCCGACTGTACGCTTGGTATTGGTATTTGGTATTGCAACAAATCATGGCCACGATGAATCCCGCGAACAGGACGTCTTCTGAAACTAAGGCAGTTTTCCATGTCGATTAACAGACTTGTCGACTGGTATGATTACTATGACATGCTGAATCATCTGGCGCGCAAAAGCCACATGGAGCATATCATTCTGAGCTATATCAGCAAATACTCCCCGGCGCGGATTAATTATGTTTCAGAGATTCGTCAGGAGATTATTGATCGGGCCGCCGAACTCGAATGAGGATATTCAGGCCAAGGCTTTGTTAGCCTGCTAAAGCACTTTTCTGTTGTACGGTTTTACTCCTCTTCCGGATCACAGTGGCGGCAATGCTCTTCTATTCGGTATCCACCACACGCACATGGCTCCATCGGAACAAATCCCCCCTCTTTACTGTAGTAACATTTGTGAAAAAGACATGCCCCTGCCTGGTACTGAGGAATGTATACAACCGATGGCCAGCTACACTCTGGGCACAGGTGAAAGTCCCATATCTGAAGGTTTTCCAGTCGGAAATTGCAGCAGATGCAGTGAGAACTGATAGGGTAGCTTTCTCCACCATACACAATAAAGTGTGACCAGCTTTCGCAGGCCGGACAAAGCGCTAAGGTGTATTCATCAGGCGTGCTGATTTCCATAAACCTTGCCTCCAGTGCGATATACTGACGGCGTACTTCTGAGTTCCAGGCGTTATCTGTTTCATCGGCCTGAAGCAGGATAAATGCCGGACGAAAAACCTGCCGGTACAGTTCACTCAGTTGCATGGCAAGATCTGCCGGGCTGATCTCTAAGGCAAAGTGTTGCAGGTTATTACGTATCTGAGCTACAGCCCTTATCATCTGAAGCGACGTGTCTGAAAACTCAGTCGGGTGATACTCACCGAGCAGTTTACAGAGCTGGTCGATATTGACCGACTGGCACCGGTGCAGCTCTGCTTCTGTAGGATGTTTCGGATCTTTGCAGTGTTTGTGGAGTGACTTTGGAATAAATACAGTCCCGACGCCATGCCTTGAGATCACAGCCTTAAGCAGCAATTCTGCGGCTTGGAAGAGATTCAGCAGGCACTGCTTGTAATCCCGTCGATCCTGCTTTTCTAAAGCGTTGCTGAAATAGTCGAGCCCGGTTTCGACTGAGTCCAGCGCGTTTTCCAGCAGGGAAAATTTCACCATGCTCAGAGATCCCCGTATACCGTGCGCAATTCCGCCGGCGTCAGGCTCAGCCACTTGCCATACGGCATCGATGACTTCAGTTTTTCCTCAATGAAGTACCCCGCGAGTGCATTGACATAGGTTTCCTCGGTGGATGCCCGTGATTTCAAATTGTCGATTAGCTTTGTTGGAAAACGGAGGTTTAGTGGGCTGAGCAAGATAGTGATCCTTTATGTTTGTACTGTTTATAATGTTATCATAGCGGGTTGAGCATCTGGAGTCTTGGTGCAAAACGTGGAAGTAACAAACTGCAGTCTGTGTGGAGCAAAGGGGAGCAGGTCAAGCCGAGCAAAATCGTGTTCGCAGTACAGGACATATAGAAGCGTAGGTGATGAAACGGGAAATGATTTAACCGGCATACACTGCAAGATTTTCAGACCTACCTTTCAGGGAATAGTTATCAAGAGAATAAGCTAAAAAAATTGTTGAATGTATATCAGTTAGTATTATCATAATAAAATCTTTATAAAAATTTAACCCAAATTTCTTGAGGTAAAGGACTTGCATGCTAACTTCAATCGGCGTTAAGAATCTTAAAAGCATAAAAAACAAAACATCCATTGACTTGAAACCTATCACAGTACTGTTAGGAAGAAATAGTAGCGGTAAAAGTTCGATGATACGTTTGTTTCCTCTGCTAAGACAGTCATTTCAAGAAGAAACAACGGGACCAATTTTGTGGTATGGTAAGTATGCAGACTATGGCGACTATCATGAAGCTTTGACGAATGAAGTCGATGGCAATATTGAGCTAAGCTTCGGTTTGTCATTTGATTTCTATTATAGAAAGCCAAGTCACTTGCCAGATTTTCCTATGCTGAATTTTGTCGTTGATTTGAAACTTGACTCAGTCGATAGAAAAACTGTTATGCGGGAGGTGAGTTTTTCTGTTGGGGAGATTAAAGTTTCTATTTTACCCACTGAGCAAGATAATGTTATTTTGAAGTTAAATTCTAAAAATTACTCTTATGATATCCCCTTATCAGTCTATAGCTCAGAAGATAAGTTCTTCCCAACTGTATATTTTGAAGGCGTAGATAAGAAGCGTAAGGACATAAATGAAAACTGGCCGCCTTACTATTTTTTAGAAAAAAACAGAAGAATGTATAGTAGAGCAATTGGATATAAGTCAGAAATAGAATTAAATCAGCGTGTTTGTGAAAAAGCCGCAGATGTTATTAGAGGGTATTTTAGTCCAAGCGCAAGCAAAAAAAACATAATCAAAGGCTTGTTGGATATTAATTCTTATGCTAAAGACAGACTATATTATTCATTAATGGATTCTTTTTCTGGGCATTCTGTTTTTATTAGAAATCTTGAAAACAAGCGCGACGAAATATTAGATGCTATCCTTCCATTTATTTTGATGAAAGGCTACAACGAAATAGCTGTTATGCTGAATAGTAACCTTGCAGAAAGCTTTCTATCTGTTAAATATCTTTATCCAATTAGAGCAACAACTGAACGTTACTATCGTTTTCAGGATCTGCAAGTTGAGGAAATGGACCACACAGGTTCGAATGTTGCAATGATACTCAATTCATTTGGTGAATCTGAGTTGCGATCATTTCAGAAATGGACTCACGAAAGTTTGGGCTTTATCGTTTATGTTCAAGAAGTGGGCTCTCATTATGCTATCAAGATCAAAACAGATAATGATGACAAAGAACATAATATCAGTGATATGGGGTTCGGTTTTTCGCAGGTGTTACCAATTGTAATGTCAATCTGGTTGGAGACAAAGGATAATAGTTCACCCAAAGGTAAAGCCTCTATTTTTGTGATTGAGCAACCCGAGTTACATCTTCATCCAGCATATCAGACACAATTGGCATATCTATTTGCAAATACTATTAAGTTAGCGTCTAAAACTAAAAATAATATACAAATTATTTTTGAAACGCATAGCCAAGCAATGATAGACGCCTTGGGAGACTATATTGAAAGTGGGGAAATTAATAAGAGTGATGTAAATATTGTTTTCTTTGATAAAAATGGTTCTGAAGGAACCACAGTCAAAACAGCGGAATTTGATGAAGATGGTTACTTCATCAATTGGCCAATTGGTTTTTTCTCAGGGAAATAATTATGTTATTAAAATTAACGAATTTCCAGAATAATATAGAAGGTAACGAGCAGCTAGAAATAGCTCTTACCAATCTCTTTAATTCATATTTAGAGAAAAAGCATGTAATTTTGGCGAGCAAAGAGTTGTTTCAGGATGTTCTATCTTCGGATGTATTTTCCAGAAGGATCAGAAATCTGGCTAAGTATTTATTAACTAATTACCGAGAGATGCGTGCAATTCCGGGAAAGCTTAGTACTTATATAGAGGTTGATCTGAGTTTACAACAAGTTGACTTGAATAAACAGGAAGGTAGTCCTCGTAGATTGGGCTATGGCTTTTTTATAGATAGTGAATCAGTACAAAGAGCCAATTTTCTATGTGAAGATTTAATGGACTGTAATTTTTATAAATTTATAGGTGATTTTTACAAACGTGAAGTTGATGCTGATGGCCTATTGATAAATTTAGAATTCAGAAATGGCGGTGGTTCTGGAACTAAAAGAAATTATGATGAACTGATTCGAAATAATAAGATGTGCTTATGTATTTTAGATAGTGATAAAAAACATCCATATGGAGCAAAAGGAGATACATGCTTAGCATTCAATGGTGTTACTGATAAAAACTTTTCACATCATTTTGTTTTAGAAGTGCATGAGGCTGAATCTCTCATCCCGATGGGTTTAATAAATCTCGCTCTTGAAAGCGGCAAAATTAACCGCGCTCATGTGACTGTCTATGATTCATTTTTAAGAGTATTTGATGTTGATGCAACTGCGAAAAAATACTTGGATCATAAAAAGGGGTTGGAGGTAAATGCAGCAGCAGAGATTGATGAAAAACTAAGGGTGGAATACTGGACAAATATAGTGACTAGAGTTAATGGAATACCTAAGAATAGATGTGTGACTCGGTTTGAATGTGAATGTCGAGAGCCGTGTAAAGTTGTAGAGGGGTTTGGCGATAGGCTATTATCTCATATCATTGAAGAATTAAACGAAACTTCCCCACATAAATTGCGTAATTTAATCAAAGATGACCTGTATGATGATTGGTTTAATATTGGCAAGGAAATATTTAGTTGGGGCTGCGCTCCAAATAAGCAAGCAAGAACATCTTAGCTAAAACTTGAAAAGTTCGGTGCCAATATGATTTTTCACTCTGTTGGCATTTATCGGTTAAATCACTAGGTGACTTTTTTGGTTTCTCTCACGTCAAAAAAAGGTTTTTTAAAGGTTTTGTTTCATATGACTGACCTTCCCCCTGAAAACAGTGCCAAGCTATGACCTGCCCCCTGAATTAAGGCATATCAATGTTGGTTATGTACTTGTTGCTGTTGACGTTTCTAACTTCCGCTATTCGCTCAAAACGGACATTAAACATAGTGATAGGGTGATGACAGAACGTTTTCTCAATATGAATGGTACATATTCAGTACGATGCACACAAACACACAAACTAGCACAATTTATTTGATGTAATTTATACATTTTAGCCCGAGCAGGGCGTGGTCTGAGGCCAATTTTGTTCATGCACGAAAAATGAAAGGATCTTTGCGCGCAGGTGACGGGGGGCAAGCCCCCGCAAACGGGTCAGGGTAGGTAAGGCGGCAGAATACGCAATTTCACGGTTTCTGCGTCACGGTGAGCGGTCGTTTTGGTTGGCGGCATGCCCTTGTGCAGGGAAAAAGCAGCGACGCGCAGAGGGGCGCTGATGTGGGATTCTTTAAGCAGAAAAGATGAGGCCAGCAAAACGCTGGCCCGTTATAAATGGCTGATGTTGTTTAAAGAAACTGAATTTTCTGGCGGTTATTTCTCGGGGGAAAGCAACGCGTAAGGGGTAAAGCGGATCACCTCTTCTCCGATCCACTCGTTCACCACCTTCAGCGCCTCCATCACGGGTGTCAGTTCGTTGATAGCGTACACCCGGGCGGCTTTCTCGATATCCCCAAATGATCCGTTCCCCTCTGGCATGGCGCCCATCAGCTGCGGCGGGATACGGTGCGCTGCGAGTATGTCGTCCCTGGTGGCGTTCTTAATGTTGATAAACTCATCTTTCGCCGTGATCTGTTGAAACGGCAGGATCTGAACGCCATCCTTGCCGCCGCCTGGCGCATGCAGTAATACGTTTTTAAATGCCCCTTTCCCGCGAGCGCCGGTCAACGTTTCTTTGACTGTTTTCATGCTCTTATCGTCAATTTGTCCCGCGCCGATATAGACAATGCATCCCGCGTGGGAGCCGTTGTCGTAATACAGCTTGCGGAACATGTCAGCGGAGTGTGACAAACTGGCCGCCAGCAGCGCTGCCATATATTCGGGCATGCCGTAGACCTCCTGGTTAATGTCAGGATTTAGAACGTGACACACTGAACCCGGTTTAAATGAGTGTTCCTCTTTCCAGCGCCGGATGAACCAGTATTGATCGAGATCCGTACTCCCGCGCCGGGTGTATTTCGCCAGTGAATGCCGGAAGGGAAGTGGCCCGCCCAGGCGATTGCGCGGGAGTTCAAGGTAGGCATTGCCAAACGTGAACCAGTCCAGCGCAAACGCGGAAAAGGTCTGGCGATTGAGCAGCTTGTGCGGGATAAAACAGCCGGTGAGCACATTACGTTTGAAGTACAACGCCGACTCATGCCAGGCGCTCTGGCGCGGAGCTTTAGCCAGTCCGTAAAAATCTACTGGTGTCTCATAGTATCGCCCGTTATCCATGCAATAGAGATTGTCCAGCAAATCGGCCATATCCCGCACGGGATAAGGGCCGTCAAAACTGAACGCTGTCAACGCGGGATCGGCCTTCAGTGACTCCACAATGTCAGGGCCGGCGGTGCTGGCTATCGGCTTTTTACCGTATTTCTTTTTCAAAGTTACCATCCCATTGCGAAACCACCGCCGCCACTTTCCTGGCCCAACGGTTCATTGATAATCGAAAGCATGGTTGCCCACGCCATATCGCCATGGCTTACGCCGCGCGATCGGTCAGTTTCGTAAGTGATGAAACCGCCGGGCGTAACAACTTTGCGAACAGCGTTGAAGGCTCTGACCAGACCCTGCTCGCTGCGGTCATATTCCCAGCGGCCGGCGCGTATAACCTGCAACATTTTGAGGACTAGGGCGCGCTTGGAAGAGAGGCTCATCTGGTAGCAAATAGCCGCCGGGAACCAGTTTTTAACAATCTGCCAGACCGCCTCCCCGACGCCTTGCCCGTCAATGGCGATGTGAGTGACGTTGTAGCGCTCGGCTGCCTCTTTGATGACCGCCGCCTGCTGCTCAAACTCAAGTCCTCGCAGTTGCTTCAATTCAACCGTGCGAAACCGGCCGCCGGCCACAAGGGGAGGGACCGTCACGGATAGAGCACCGGCATCACCATTGCCGCTGCTGCCGTTGGCGTCGTAGCCCAGCCACACCTCACGTTGCCCCATAGGGCGACTGGCGAACGGTTTCCAGTCGGGCCAATCGTCATACCCGTCAGCGCCGCACCCCAGTAACTGGCTAAGATTGAACGCGCTTTCGCCGTCTTTGACAAACTCGCACATGTACAGGTTTTCAAATTCATCAGGGCTGTTTTCGTCCCGGATTTCATCAATGTCGGTGTAGTCCCAGCCATTGTTGATAGCGTCCTGAATAGTGACGATCTGCCGCCACGTTTTGTCCGGGTAAAGCACGCCGCTACGCGTTTTCTTCCAGGACACATCGAAATCAACGCGCTGCGCTTTAGGCCGTTTCGCATTCCACCGATCGCCGGTCCAGAACTGATAGGCTTCATGGCTTTCGCTGGATGGCGTGGAGAAGTACGTACGCGTTAAGCCTTTGAGCGTTGCCATAGCGCCGGCAACCTTACGCAGATTGATAAAGTTACCGGTCCAGAAAAACTCATCAAATCGCAGGTGCCCCGTGTAGGACTGCGCGGTCGCAGCTGATGTCCCGAGAAAATGCAGCTCCGCGCCGTTTGAAAGCGTGATTTGCTCGCCGCCTTTAAGTTCGACGTCCACCTCTTCAGCCGCTTTGCGGATGAAGTTTCGGAACTGTAGCGCTTGCTTTCGTGATGCTGACAGAAAGATTTGGTTGCGCTGGTAGTCGTGCTTAACGTCCGTTCTCAGTGCGCCCAGCAACGCCTCGCGTGCAAAGTACCAGGTAGCGCCAATCTGCCGCGATTTGAGGATCATCCGGTTACGCTGATCGCGCTGTTCGTACCAGCCGCGCTGGTGCCATGCGAGAGAGTCGAGAATTTTTAAGCGCAACGCCTCGATCTGCTCCTCGGAGAAGTGATTTTTCTTCTTGCGTCGACTGGTTTTTTTAGCGCCTGTGGTAGTGGAGGCCTGCCCGGTATCCAGCTTTTTCAACTGCCGGGTTAACAGATCAATCTCTTTGAAATCGCCACTGGTTTTATTGTCCTTCGCACTCAGCTGGCATAGACGGGTATCAATGGATTGCGTTACCCGTTTGATAGGCGTTGTGTCGTCCCACTCGTCACGTTTTTTCCAGGAATAAACCGTGTTTGAGTTGATACCCATGAGTCGCGAAATTTCGGCGGGCGGGTAACCCTGCCAGTAGAGCTGCTTTGCCCTTAATCGAATAAACGCATCCTGAATCATCACTTCCCCCTTTTGAGCAGGGAGATTACCTGCGCGCGATCCCCGCGGCTCGGGCTTTCAGGTCTGGCCGTTCTCCGACAACAAAACCGCGTGGCGCCGGGCTTTCAGGCTCTGCGATGATGCAGCGACTGACATTAATCAACAGGATAAAACGACATGGCCAGCACGACTAAACCCGCTCGCAAAAAGTTTCGCGTTGCGGTTTCCGGCGCCACCGTTGACGGGCGCGAGATCCAGCCGCAGCACCTCCGCGATGCGGCGGCGAGCTACAACCCGGCCGTTTACGGCGCCCGCGTGAACGTGGAGCACTATCTCTCCATGCTTCCTGACAGCAATTTTGGCGCCATGGGGGATGTTGTTGCTTTAAGCGCGGAGGATATCACCGAAGGGCCGCTGGCCGGTCGTACGGCGCTCTATGCCGAGATCGACGCTTCGGCACGAATGAAGCAGCTCACCGATGAAGGAAAAAAAATCTATTCCAGTATTGAGCTGCATCCGCAGTTTGCCCTTAACGGTAAGGCGTATGTGGTCGGCCTGGCGATGACGGACACCCCGGCAAGTCTGGGGACTGAGCGCCTTAAATTTGCCGCGCAGCAGCGCGCGCAGGTGATGGCCTTCAATAACCAGCAGATCGAGGCGCCGCTGTTCTCTGATGCGCTTGAAGCTGAAGTGATCGAACTGGCAGCTCATCGCAGCGAGGAGGGCGTCAACTGGTTCAACCGCGTGATGGGCATCCTTGGCAAAGGCCAGAAAACCGACGATCAGCGTTTCAGTCAGTTGCATCAGGTTGTTGAAGCCGTTGCTCAATCTCAGGCAGACCAGATTGACCGGTTCAGAGCCCTGGAACAGGAACGCCAACAGGATAAAGCCACCATTCAGCAACTGACCAGTGAACTTAACGAGCTGCGCGGTCAGCTTCAGCTCCAGCCCGCAGAAAATTACAGCGCACGACCGGCGGCAACCGGCAACAGCAGCGCGCAGCTTGCAGAATTCTAAGAGGTAAAAAATGGAAAACCTGACCCGCGAATTATTTGATAAGTACATTGTGCGCCAGGCACATCTGAACGGTGTCTCACCCTCAGCCGTTGCCAATCGTTTCAGCGTCGATCCGACTATCCAGCAAAAACTGGAACAGGCCGCCATGGAGTCGGATGACTTCATGAAGCTGGTTAACCACTTTGGGGTTAAAGAGCAGGAAGGGCAGAAAGTAAAAATCGGCAGTAAAGGGCCGATGGCGAGCACCAATAACAGCTCGGACGGCACCAACCGCCGTAACCCTGCACCGAACCATAACAAAGAGCCGCAGAACTACCACTGCCGCAAAACCAACTATGACTATGCGCTTTCGTATGCGGAGCTGGATGCGTGGGCCGGTCACCCTGAATTTCAGTCATTAATCAGTAATGCGATGGCTCGTCAGCTGGGGTTGGATCGCCAGATGATTGGCTTTAATGGCACGCATTACTCTGAAAACTCGGACCGCACGACCTACCCGTTATTGCAGGATTGCGGTGTTGGCTGGCTGCAAAAAATCCGCAATGAAGCGCCGCAGCGCATTATGCCGGGTATCACGCTGACCTCCCGTGATGAGAATAACGCGGTAATTGCGTCAGGCACCTACGGCAATATTGATGCCGCCGTGCTTGATGCGCGTCACAGCCTTATGGATCCCTGGTTCCGCCGCGCTCCCGGCCTGGTGACTGTGCTCTCGTCCGATCTGCTGCTGAAAGTGAACCTGCCGAAAGTGAACGCGCTCAGCCAGACCAATCCGAATACCGAACTGCTGGCTGCGCAGCTCATTGTCAGCCAGGAAAAGATCGGCGGTCTGCCGACGGTCTTTGTCCCGGGTATTCCTGAAGATGTCGTACTCATCACCAACCTGAAAAACCTCTCTGTGTACTACCAGAAAGGCTCCCTGCGTCGCTCTATCCGGGAAGAGCCGCACTATAACCGCGTGGCGACTTACCAGTCCAGCAATGATGACTATGTCATTGAAGAGTACGGCATGATTGCCATGATCGACGGCGTGACATTCGCCTGATAATCCCCATCACATGGCGGGCAGCAAGCCCGCCCAGGAGAATGAACCCATGCTGACACCGGCACAAAGACACTTTCAGAAGGTCATGGCAGAGAGGCGGGGCATCAGTGATGAGCGTGACGCGGAGACGCGCACCGCGCATGAGCAGATCCTCTTTCGCCTGCATATGCATAAATCCTCGCTAAGCCAGATCCAGTCCCGCCAGGCGAAGGCTGCTGTAAAGGCCAGCATCCTTCCTGAGTTTCAGGGATGGATTGACGGAACTATCGAGGGCGACAGCGGGCGCGCGGATCCGGTTATCACCACGCTGATGGTTTGGGCGGTGGACTGCTCCGATTATGCGCTGGCGCTGCGTATCGGGCGCTACGTGGTGAAGCATGGCCTGAGCATGCCGGATGACAACTATCGCCGCCCGGCGCCCACGGTACTGACCGAAGAAATCTGTAACCCCATTCTGAACATCGCTACCACGGATGCCGGGGCCGAGCTGTCAGGTTATATCGCCATGCTGGACGAACTGGCAGAAATTGTGGCTGACAGTGATATGCCGGATGAAGTCCGCGCGAAGCTGTGCAAGGTACGGGCGTTTTGTCGGCGCAATACGGAAGACGCGGAAACGAAAGGCGAAGCGCTGAAACTCTTCCGGGAAGCCATGAGCCTGAACCCGGGCGCAGGTGTGAAACGGGAGATCGCCTCTCTGGTCAGCGCTTTGAAGAAGGTGCCGCAGACCAGCGCCGCGGGAGGTGATGCGGAAGATGAGACTTCATCCGGAGATGCAGCGGCACCCGAAACATCCGCAGCAGAAAAAGCCACACGAACACGCAAGCAGACGAAAACGGCGGCCGGCACTCAAAAAGCCACCCGCAAAACGGCGGCAAAAAAGACAACGAAAACCGCCACAAAGTAAACGCCTGAGCGTAATGAACTGGCCCCGCGCCACAGGCGGCGCGCCCGGCGATCTGCCCGTAATGCGGTCTTTTTACCGGACGCCCACCGCCTGATCTACCGGAGAAACGACGATGAGTTTTATCGCACAGCGGCCCGTCAGACCTGCTGAAAGTGATGTGACAGACGTGGACGACGGCGGCGCACAGATTGCCATCGGTACTTTCTGGCCGACGGTAAAACTCCACGATCTGCGCCTCGCTGCCCGCATAGCCGGCGACATTACGACCTCCCGATTGATGCATATGGCAACGGAGGCCGCGCTGCATGTTGCGGATCAGCTGAAGGACTGGCGCAAGCAAAGGGAAGCGGAAGGCGCGGAATCGCTGGCTTCTGTACTGCTGACTTCCGCCGGTGAACCTGTCGAGCAGATTAACGGCGAAAGCGCAAAGGTTTATCGCTTCCGGCGCGCGGTCTACTCCTTCACGCGCGCCAGCGTACTGGAAGGTTACAGGGACGTCGGCACCACGCCAAAGGGCGACAAGGACGCGGAGGCTCTGGACAGGCAAATAGACGACCTCTGGCGGGACGGGCGCTGGAGTATTTCAGATATCCGGGAAGAACCCCGTATTTACTCGGAGCTGTTCTGATGAAAGTCAGGGCGCTGCAAAACGACACGGTTGATCAGCTCTGCTGGCGTCATTACGGCAAAACCGCAGGTGTCACGGAGAAGGTACTCGAAGCCAATCCGGGACTGAGCAACCAGATATTTTTGAACGCCGGGCAGGAGATCGAAATGCCCGTGATAACCAGCGAGGTGGAACGGGCAACCGTCCAGTTATGGGAATGACCCTGGATCGCATAAACGAATATTTTGCGTTTGCAACATCCGCCCTGGTGACCGGTGTGGGCGTGATGACCGTCAGCGAAAAGCTGGCGCTGGCTGGCCTTCTTCTGGGGATTGTTTCCGCCGTCCGGCTGGCGATTCATCGCCGCCGCATTGAGCAGGCCAGCCAGCGCCGCAACGACTTGATCGAGCAGATTCTCCGCCTGGCTGAAACCCGCAACCTGTCGGACCGCGAACGGCAGCTGCTGGAGCAACTGCACGGAGACAAACCGGCATGAAGAACATCATCAAAAAATGTTCAATTGCGGTGATTGTGGCCCTGGGCATTTCGCTGGCGCCCGGGAGCGTCAGAACGTCGAAAGAAGGGCAGCAGAAGATCGCCGGTTGGGAAGACTGCCGCAGCACGCCTTATTACTGCACGGCAGGGGTGCTGACGGTGGGCATTGGTTCCACGGGTGGCGTGGAAAACCGCGAATACAGCAACCAGGAAATAGCGCGGCGTTGGGTTAACGATCTGCAACGGGCAGAAAACTGCATTAATAACAATTTCCACGGCGCCGACATGCCGCAGCTCACCTTTGAGGCCATGACGGATGCCGCCCTGAATCTGGGCTGCACCGGGCTGATGTGGTTCACCGATAAAAACGGACGCAAGCAGAGGACCACGATCTGGAAGCATGCTCAGGCCAGGCAATGGCCGCAGATGTGCAACAGGCTTACTGATTTTGTCAATGCGGGCGGTAAGCGCTCCCCCGGGCTGGTTAACCGGCGCAATGACTTTAAAGCCTGGTGCCTGCTGGGCCTGAGAACGCCGTCATGAGGGCGGGCAGTGTGATTGTAATGCTTGTCCTGCTGGCCGCTGTCTTGTGGCAGACCGACCAGCTTAGCGAGGCCCGGACCCGCAACAAGCTGCTGACCGAAACGGCGACCGGTTACGACCAGGTTATTCAGGAAGTGAAGGCGACCGCCATACAAACCCACAAATTACTGGCAGAGGTAAAAGTCCGTGAGCAACAGCGTAATGCAGAAGGGGAGCGCCGACGTGAAGCAATGCAGGCCGCGTTCAATGGTGACTCGTGCGCTGTTACTCCTGTGCCTGACGCTGTCAGCCGCAGCCTGCAAAAACGCACCGCCCGCGCCGATCATTCAACTGGTCCGTGAACCCGTCCCGGAGAGCCTGACCGAAGAGACGCCACGCCCGGCGCTGGATAAGCCAGTGACCTGGGGCGCGGTGGCGATATTCAGCGACAGGCTTATGGATGCGCTTGATGCCTGCAATGCTGACAAAGCGGCGATCCGCCAGTGGGACAGTCTACGCCAGAACACCCGAAAGGAGCCATAAATGCTGAAGATAAACACACTCCGCGCCGCCATAGAGAAAGCAAATACCTGGTGCCGGGCAAACCCGGAAGCCTGGACGGTGTTTGTTGAAGAGGGTGGCATTGAAACCACCGGTGAAACACCGTCTTTCATATATCGCTATTCTCTGGTGCTGTTCGTCATGAACTACGCCGGGAGCATTGACGACTTCACGCTGCCGCTGATGGCCTGGCTCTGGTTTAATCAGCCCGATCTGCTGCTGAACCCCGATAAAAACCAGCAGATTAAATTCACCACGCTGATTAACAACGACGACACCGCCGATCTGATGTTTGAGCTGCCGGTGCGTCAGCGGGTACTGGTGCAGCTGGATGAAAACGGCGTGCCGTATGCCGAGCATTTGCCGGAGCCGCGCCCGCGCGTGCTGGTCCCTCACGCCTCTGGCTGGGGGCTGGTATTTGAAGGCATGCTTGAGGAGGCCGGAGCGTGAGCGATCGCATGTTCAGCGAGCTGGATCAGGTCTTTCAGGACATTCTCGACGGCGTCAGCCCGGCGGGGCGCACCCGTACCGCGCGCAAAATTGGCCTGGCAGTGCGCCGCAGTCAGCAACGCCGCATCGCGTCACAGAAAAACCCGGACGGCAGCAGCTACACGGCACGCCGCCGCAAAGTTTACCGCACACAGCAGGGGATCAAGTTCTTCTGGAATAACGAGGTGCGGGCGCTGAAAAACTGGCGGGGCGGGCGCGGTAAATATGGCCGGACAATCACGGGCTTTGATGAGAAGCGCAGCGGTATACGCACCTTCTACCGGGCCGATATCGAGCGCTATCTGGAAATCAAAACGCAATCAGCGACGCAGACAGAGACAAAAAAAGCGCCGATGTTTACCCGCCTGCGCACCCTGCGTTTTATGAAAGTCAGACCGGACGCGGGCGGCGTCACCGTAGGATTTGACGGCATTGCTGCGCGCATTGCCCGCATTCACCAGTACGGCCTCCAGGATGAAGTAGGCCCGGGCGCTTACGCGCAGTATACGGCCCGCGAACTGCTGGGCATGACCCCGGCAGACGTGATCGCTACGGAAAACGCTGTTATCAGCAGCCTGGGCGGTGCGTCATGAATGCCGAGCTGATGCGCCTGCTGGAAAACATCCTGCGCCAGGGCGTCGTGGAGCAAATCAGCGCCGACAAGAAAGCGGTGCGCGTTCGCTCCGGCAGGCTGCTGACCACCTGGATCCGCTGGAACGTCACCCGCGCCGGGGCGTTCAGCATTTGGCTGCCACCCTCCATAGGGGAGCAGGTCTGGATCGGTTGCCCGGGCGGCAATCCTGAAAACGCGTTTGTGATTGGCTCTGCATACAGCGCAGATAACCCGCCAACGGGCAGCAGCCTGCTGGAAATCAGCATCACCGCACCCGATGGCGCGCGCATGCATTACGACGCCGCCGCCGATGCCGGAGCGCTGGCCGTGACCGGCATTAAAACTGCGCATATCCAGGCCGAGACCCGCGTCACGCTTGACACGCCGGAGGTGGAATGCACAAACCACCTCAAAACGCGCACTTTCGAACTGACCCACGGCGGCGCGATGGCCGGTGATGTTATCCACTCCGGCGGCGTGTTGCAGTCAAACGGGATCACCGTGCACGAACATAAACACGGTGGCGTGCAGTCTGGCGGGAGTACCACGGGAGGCCCGCAATGACAGCCAGTTATACCGGGATGAACCCGGAAGGCACCGGCGCGCTGACCGATCACGATCAGCTCTGGCAGTCCGTGACAAAAATCCTCACCACACCAACCGGCTCGCGTGTGATGCGCCGGGACTTTGGCAGCGCGATCCCTGATTTGCTCGATGCGCCGCAGAACGCCGTCACCCGCATGCAGCTGATGGGCGCCGCCGCTATTGCGCTGGCGCAGTGGGAGCCGCGGATCAGCCTGACCACCGTCAACGTGGTGTTTTCAGAAACAGGCGCAGTGACCGCCGAGCTGAGCGGGACCATCACGGAAACCATGACAGAAACCAGCAACACCATCAGGTTAAGGAGCTAGTGTGCAAACGTCCGTCGATTTATCTCAGATCCCGCAGCCTGATATCGTCGAGGTGCCCGATTTTGAAACGGTGCTGGCTGATATCCGGGCGCTTATCGTGGCGGCCATGCCTGCGGAACTTCAGGCTTCTGTGTCTGCTGCGCTGTTGCTGGAATCTGAACCGATGGCGGCACTGGCTCAGGCCTTCACCTATCGCGAGATCCATCTGCTGCAACGCATCAATGAAGCCGTTCGCGCGGTACTGCTTTCCAGCGCCTTGGGGGCGGATCTCGATCAGGTCTCGGGTAATTTTGACACTGAACGTCTGCTGATTACTGAAGCCACCGACGAGGCGGACGCCGTATACGAAAGCGACGAAGAGCTGCGCGCCCGCACTCTGCTCTCATGGGCGCGCCTGAGCACGGCGGGCGCCCGTAATGCCTATCACTACTTTGCGCGCGGCGCTGATGCGGATGTGCTCGATGTGCGCGCCTATGGCCCGGAGACGCATGATCAGGAGGGCCGCGTTTTCCTTTACGTGCTGTCACGCACCGGGGATGGATCCGCCCCGCAGGCGCTGCTCGATAAAGTCCTGGCGGCGGTAAACCCGGAAGACGTGCGCCCGATTACGGATTATGTGGCTGATTACGTCCGTTCCGCTGTGATAGTGAATTATCAGGTGGTTGCTGACATTTACGTCCCTTACGGCGTGGACACCGCCACGGTGCTGGAAAAAGCCACCGCAGCACTGAACGAATACACCGCCTCAGTGCATCTTATCAACGCCACCGCTGCACGGTCGGGCATAGACGGGGCTCTGCATCAGGACGGAGTTGTCACCGTCGATTTGCATTCACCGGCCGCCGACGTCGTTGCGACGATGGGCGAAGCGCCTCATTGCACCTCTGTGAAAATCAATCTTGTGGTGATGGACTATGACCGCTAATTATCCCGCCAGCATTCTGCCACCCAACGCAACCGCCGTGGAGCGGGCCATCGACAGGGCCAGCTCCGCCGCACTGGAGAGGTTGCCGGTATATCTGATCCGTTGGGTGAAGGATCCTGACAGCTGCCCGCTGGCGCTTCTACCGTGGCTGGCGTGGGAATACCAGGTTGATACCTGGAATATTAACTGGTCAGAACAAAAGAAACGCGATGCGATCAAGCGCGCCCACTATATCCACCGCCATCGCGGGACGGTCGCCGCCGTCCGTCATGCCCTGGTGGACAGTCCTTTTGGGACGGATATTGTTGAATGGTTCAATCAGAACCCGAAAGGGGATCCGTATACCTTTCGCCTGAACGTGTATCAGAACGATTTGCCGGTGACGGAATACGACCAACAGGATCTGAAACTGGCGGTGCTGCGCGCCCGGAACCTGCGCAGCTGGTTTTCCGTTCATGTATTTGGCCGACTTCAGGGAACCTCATATGCGGCCGGTTACATGTACGCCACGGAGAAAATCTCGCCGCGATTTGTCCCGTTGCAGGTGATTTTATCCCGCTACGAGCTGAATCTGGCCCCCGGTGACGCGGAAACGGTCACGGTGACCATCCTCCCTGAATACGCGGAAGATAAAACCTTTACGGTAACCACGTCGGATAAAACAATTGCGACCGCCAGAATAGTCAACGGCGCTATTCTGGTTACGGGCGTGAAGCGGGGCACCTGTTCGGTCACCGTCACGACGACTAACGGCGTCAGTGCGCTGATCAGCGTGAAAGTGGTTGCGGTGATGAAGTTCATTACCCGCATCGACAATGCAAGCCGTCCATTGTTCTACGTCCGCATGGATGAGGATTTCACGATTGATTATGGCGACGGAACAGACAGCCGGGAATACCGTTTTGATGCTGCCAGTGCTGTGTACGGCTGGGTTATTCCGACGCGTGACGTTGTGGAGGGAGAAGAGTACACAATAACGGTTAAGAACACAGAAACCGCCAGTTTCCAGCGCACGTCGGGTAACGTTTCAGTGACGTTGAACCCCGTACAGGAAATCATTCTTTTGACTGGAGATAGAGACAATCTTGTTTCTTTCGCGAGTGGCGCAACTGGCCTTTACAAGGTCCACGCCGGGGCTTTTGACGATCTGCCAAATATCCAGAAATGTACCTCCATTTTCCGGGGCTGCTCGTCGCTGGCTGAACTGCCAGAGGGTTTATTCGCGCGGTTTACTGGTGCCACAGATTTCTCGGCGGCGTTTTATGGCTGCACGGCACTGGCTGCTGTTCCTGATGGGCTGTTCAGCGAATTATCGCAGGTGACGCTATTCACCTCGGTGTTTGAGAACTGCACGCGCCTGCTGAGTGCTGGCAAAAACACATTCCGGGGCTGTGCTGCTGCGACGCATTTCACCAGTGCGTTTTCGGGATGCGCATCCCTTATCGATACCGGGACGGGAATTTTTGACGGGTGTGTCAGTGGAAATAACTTCGGTTATACCTTCGATGGATGCCGTGCGCTGACAACATTATCAGCAGATTTATTCAGCGATGTGCCTGGTGGCGTCTTTACGGCGATTTTCAGAAGCTGCACGGCGCTGACGCAGCTACCGCCGCGCCTGTTCCGCAACTGCCTGGAAGCTACGCATTTCGGCGGGGCATTCAGTGGATGCACGCAGCTGCTTTCTGTGCCTGATGAATTCTTTAAGGATTTACCCCTGGCTAACCATTTTGGAACCGTTTTTTCCGGCTGTTCTTCACTGGTAAAAGCGGGAAAAGCTGTGTTTTCTGGCTGTGCGCTTGCGCAAACATTCTCCTCCGCTTTTTACTATTGCCGTGTTCTGGAAGACGTGGGCGATGATATTTTTGAGGGGTGTGTCAGTGCAACTACCTTTGCCAGCGTCTTCAATAGTTGCACAGCATTAACGGCGCTACCGTCGTTTGTGGACTGTAACAAGGCAACGAGCTTTGACCGGGCTTTCTATGCCTGTTCTTCACTGACAGCCGTCAGAGCAGAGGCCTTTGCAGGTAAATCACTGGTCACGACGTTCTATTATGCATTCACCCAATGTACATCCCTGAAAACCATAGGGGCCGGAGCATTCCGTGACTGTAGTTCCCTGACTAACCTGACCTATACATTTATGGGCTGCACGGCGCTGGTATCGCTGGCCGGGGATATGTTTGCAGGATGCAGTAAAGTGACGAATGTCACCGGCCTGTTTAACCAGTGCTCGGGCCTTGCCGTACTGCCTGAAAAGCTGTTCAGCGATCTGACTTCTCTGACGGCAATGGGGAGTACCTTCCAGGACTGCACCGCGCTGGCCGGGCTGCCATCCGATCTGTTTGCGGGTTGTGTCAACCTGACTTCCCTGACGCTGACCTTCTCCGGCTGTACTGCGCTGGCGGTATTGCCTGCTGATTTACTGAAACATAACACCCTGCTGATCAGTGCCGGTTCTACTTTCTACGGCTGCGCGGCACTGGTGAACATTCCGCCGTCGCTGTTTGCATCGTGCCCGCTTATCACCGCATTTGGCGCAACCTTCCAGAATACCGGCGTGGTGGGAATACCGGAAAATCTGTTCAGTGGTAACCCGCTGGTGACGGCATACGGCCAGACCTTCAGGGGATGTAAAAACCTGCGCTCAGTGCCAGCCGGCCTTTTTGTCGCCAGTATCAACGCCACGACTTTTACCAATGTGTTTGCCGAGTGTGTCGCACTGGAAGAGGTCGGGGCCGGTCTGCTGAATACCGTATCCGCGACGACAGTCGGCTACCTGTTTGACGGCTGCCCGCAACTGAAAACCAACGTCAGCACGATATTCAACCTCAGCAGTTATTCGACCATTGTCACCACGACGGCCACATTCAGAGGATGCTCTGCCCTCACGGGTAAGGGCCTGGTATTTATGGGCAAAGTGCCAAACGTCACGGCGCATTATTACGCGTTCTACAACTGTACCAGCCTGGACGATTTCGCAGATTTACCCGGTAACTGGATAACGAATAAATTATGAAAACATTCAATCAAATTAAAAGCCTGATCGGATTTTGCCAGACCGATGAATTTTTCCTTGAATACCTGCAAATGCTCCAGGCTGCGGGAGTTATTCATCCCGGTGAAAGCGATATTGATGCCGACAGCAAAACTGTTAGTGATGATTTTTATGATCGTCTTGCCAGCGTGTATGGCATTGAAGCAGAGGAAACACTATGGCAACAGGACTGACACTAACGACGGCGGGCACCGCTGAAATCGAGGCCGCGTATCAGGCGGGGGAGGTTGTGGATATTACCGCCGTACTGATCGGTGATGGTGGCGGCGTGACATTGCCGACCGATCCCGATGACCTGGCGGCGGTGACGGCGCTTTTTGGTCAGTTTGGCCGTGAAACCTTTGACTCTGACTCAAGCTATGAGGGGTTTATCAGTGGTCAGATTGTTATCAATTGCAGGGATTATCCGGGTAAGACGCTCAGAGAGGCGGGGCTGGTCAGCGCTAAGGGGACGCTCATCGCTTACGGCACATACCCGGCGACATACCTCCCGGCGCAATCAGATTCCATCATCAAAGAGATCATTCTGACGCTGGTGTTGACACTGAAGCACAGCTCAAATGTGAATCTGGTTATTGATCCAGCGCTTGCCACCATCACGCAGGAAACGGGCGATAAACGCTATCTACGGCGAGCGCAAAACCTTTCTGATTTAAACGATACCGAAGAGGCCCGGGATAATCTGGAGCTGGGGAATTCAGCCACGCGGGACGTGGGCACCGAGGCGGGAACGGTAGCTGCGGGGGATGACTCGCGCATCGACGGCGCACTGCAAAAAGAGAAAAACCTGTCCGATCTGAGCAATCCATCAGAGGCGCTAAAGTCGCTGGGGCTGGACAGCGATGGAGTAGGATACAAGGCTATTGTTGACGCCATTTTTTACGTTGGGATCATCATCTCTGGAGAACAAAGCCCGGCGACTCGTTTTCCCTGGCAGACATGGGTCGACTTAAGTGAAACCTTTGCTGACAGGGTGGTGCGGATTGGTTCTCAGTATGGTAGGACCGGTGGCAGTAACAATGTGAAAATTGAGGCTGATAATCTGCCACCGCACTGGCACCGCTCGGGTGACAGGTCTCCAGGAGCCACGTGGGATCCAAACACTACCCACGGAACAGATAACCAGAAAAGTGGCCCGTTGGCGCTGACTGAGGGAACTTATGTTGATGCAGCAGGCCTGAAGGCGTCAGAGAACAAAGCAATAGATGTGACGAACGAATATTTCTCTATATGTATGTGGAAACGTTCATCATAATTTGGAATCATTAAAGTCTGTTTTATTTCAGCTGAGAGATTTTTAGTGTTTTTGGTGAGTGAGGCTGACATGGTAAGTTATTAGTTAATAATCTATGGTGGCAATTAATTTATTTTCTTGGTAGTTGAAGAACCTTACGATGGCTATGTCAATTAAATACATTGGGTGACATGTTAAAATAAAGGGAGGGCCGCCTCCCTTAAGGTGGTTAAATGCGAAATTCACGTGGATATCGGGAGGTGGTATATTTAAATTTGAACTTCGATGTCTATTATGTCAATGCATGTTTGTGCTTGGCTATGATTTTGTGCTGTATGCCATTCCCCCGTTTGTAACTTGATCTCAGTCAACCCATCAATGGGTATGCAACGCCAATTGGAAGGTGAGTTTGGAGTTACCTGACCTTTACTGCTGCTACCTCCGAATTGATAAAACAACGCTTGCTGCCTACCTTTTTTTTTCCCAAGTGCATGCGGGCACATTTCCCGATAGTGACCTTGGTATACAGCTGTTATCTGTAACTTCTCTCTAATTGCTTTAGCTATAAGTTCATAGTTATTTGTCATTTTAAAACTCCTTATGGTTTTTTACCAAGAAGACCTTATGCCGCAATTATTAAAATTAACGATCAAATGGTGCTCTGGCGATAATTGAAAAAATAAGGTAGTGAAAGCAGAACTCCGTTCTGAATTAAATCGTAATTAGAGTCTACTTATCGAGTGTAAAAGACTGACTTCAAGAAAAAATTATTAAATAGTCATAGCTAAGCTATCTCCTGCTCTATCTCATCATTTGCGGATGAGAAAGGTGTGGTAAGGAGTTTGTCACATTCTAAAATTACGTACTCAGGGATCAGATCAAACCTTACTGGGTCGAGCTGGCAAATGAATTCGTTTTCGATGTGATAAGTCTCATTGATAAACTTACGAATCACTCGGTTATCAATTTCTGGTTCTAATAGCCTGAAAACTTGTAGTTTTTCATACCCGGTCCTACAGTTTTGATAAAGGGCTCTTATATAGTCAGGAGTTGTCACCATCTCAAGTATTTTTGCGTAGTCAAAACCAGAAATACGTTCAGCGATGGTATCGCAGCCTATTTGCAACTTAACTGAATCCATTTTAGGATAACCAGCACCGTCCTCTACCTCCTCACGTGAATCGATGGGTTCAGCTCGACGGTGAAAAAGATTTGAGAGTACCTGATATGCGTCGCCACGCTCGTCAATGATCTCATAATGTCGGCGAAGGTAAATCAGTTTTATCAGGTCGTCACAGTTTGATTCAGTTACAGCCTTGCAGATTTGCGCAAAAGTCATTATATCGCTCTCGCGGATTGGCAATTCTGTAATAATTCCTGCGCTATAACGTAAGTATGATGCCATAACCTGATTATTAAACATCTGTCGGACTGATTTCAGCGTATCAATAATGGGTTCTACATCATGTGTCAACATTAATACTGTGAGGTTTTTTAAGCATTCCCCTGTATTCCGACGAAAAAGCATCTCAAGGATGGCAAATTTTTTATTCTTATCGAACGATGATATGGGATCATCTAATATTATAAGATCGGGTTTACGTGCTAGACACTCATACATAAACAGAACGATCGCAAAGGCATTGCGTTCGCCATAACTGAGGTGTTGGCTCCCGCCACTAAGGTGATGCTCATGATCAACGTGTCGCAGTTTTAGTCTACACTCAGAACCGTCACCAGATATGTCTACTTGATACCTATATCCTGCATATGAAAGGAATGTATTGATATCGGTCATGTGCTTCAATATCAACCTGTTCATACCGGCACGCTGTATGTTGATTTTTCCCTGAAGCTGACCAGCTTGAGCCATAAGTGTATCTAGAGAAGCATTGAGACGATCAACTATTTGCTTAGTTCTGTCGGACTGAAGTTCAGAAAAAAACTGCAGGTCCAGTCGATAGGCTGCTAAAGAAGCTCGCACATTGCTTCCATCTTCGAATGAAAAACTATTAAGAATTTTCAAAGAGTTTAGTAAAGTCAGGAGGCTGTCTGTCTGTCGCTTAATTGTTAGAAGATAGTCTTCATGTCGCTGTTCAAGTCCGCCCTGTAAAGTTGTTATTTCCTTGAGGCGAGCCCGAGCATCGTCATGAAAATACTCACCAAGTTTTTCAATGGCATTGATAATAACAACGAGGTTTTTAATAACAGCTTTGTCGTATTCATCACTAACTTTACGTATTTGTTCAATTTTATCGTGTGAATTGCCTGTACAAAAAGGGCAGCAATCGTCTGAAAGTTCTGAGAAGTTTTCATATCCTTTAGTTTGCCATTCAATCCACTCTACGTTACGTGCGCTTTGTATAAATGGTTGATACCCTTCAAGCCCTGGAGGGATGTGTTGAAGCTTATTACCGCCAGACAGTCCTCTCATACCTGTAGAGGCTCTCGAAAGACCCCTGCTAGTTAGCTTAAAAGCACCACTAAGTTCTTGAAGATGGGTAATGAATAATTCCAGTTCATTGTTATTGGTAAACTCTTGCCGAATTGCCATGACCATAGCTTCTATCTCGCTCTCGGTCTGACTGTAAGCTTCAGTTTTGATAAAAATGTCAAAGCTGTTGCTAATTAACTCGTTAGGCTGGAAGGTGAACTGTGAAACATACTTTTCATCAAAACACATCACTTCGCGAATAATTTCTGCACCGCGCACACTTGGTATGAAATTTGACGGATTTGATGCACGAAGCTTAAAGGGAAGAAGGGCATTAAGACTTTGTATATCGCCAACAACGCTATGTAGTATCGCGCGAGAAACGGTACTCTTGCCAGTACCATTTGGTGCAAATTTAATGTTTAGCTTATTTTCTGAAAGTATGATACGGGCGTAATCAATATTGTTACAGTGACTGATTTCAACATCCATTTAGAAACCCCTCTAATGGACTGAATTTATGAAAAAAGGCATGTTAACTACAATGCTTTATATATAAGCACCGTTTCGTTTGTTCGTAAACTAGATTTCAGAATCAAAAAGTTATAAGAATGCAAAAAAATAGTGTTACTGATTATTAATGCGCCCTGTTAAGGCTTTGATGCCGGCTTGGATGTACGATGATATGAAAAGCATTGTTGAATAATTGTTAAATTACATTCAGTTATCTCTACCGGTTATGTTTGAATAAACTAACAATCAGAAGTAATTGTTCTTCTCATTGTTAGAGGCTCTTCAGCGTCACTTGAGCTATATCCAGCGTTGTTCCAGCTACCTCCTTAATAGTGCCCATTAGATCCCTAACAGAGGAACTTTGCAGCCGCTCCCGGATATCTTCATCAACCCTCTGTAATGAAAGCGTAAACTCTATCTTTTTAGATTTGCCATAGCGATCAAACTCCTGATGTGTCTCCTGCAACCCCGTGATGACATACATCCCGTAAATGGAACCGACGCCATCAATCAGAGGCCAGGCAAGCCCGGTGTAAGCCATTGTTGAGACAGCACCCAGCGACAGGTTGCCGCCAGTAATTTCAGGGTACAGCAACCCACCCAGCGTCAGCTGGTTCTCACCTGCGCCAACGTACTGCCATTTTGCGCTCCTGCCCACGCGATCATTCTTAACGTGCCGCCAGTTACGGGACAGCTGCAATTGCTGATAGGGCAGTGTCCTGAGTTCAAATACAAAAAGTCCGAATACCATCATCATAGTTATTACTCCTTATTAATCGTTATCCCGGAACGAACCCCGGGTAGCGCGTTGCTGTTTTTCAATTTCTTTGCGTACCGCTTCGCCAACAAGTCGCGCCAGTTCGCGCGGATTGCTGTTCTGAATGCCGTGCAGATGAACGTGAATATCATCGGAAAAACTACCATCTGAAGCCGCAGCCGCCTTGGAGGTGCTTTGATTTCGGTGTACCGGTTGCCATGCCTGCGTCTGTTTTATTAATGGCTCGCCAGCGGCAATAACCGGGCGAGCGCTGACAGCCTGGTGGACAAGCCTCGATTCCTGCCATTCACCACGCACTGCAAAGGCTGGGGGGAGATTTTTAAATACAATGTCACCCGGCCCGATACGTTTTCGCTTTTCCTCATCTAAAAGGCCTTTAGTGTTATCTGCGATTTGGCCCAGTCGCCGCTCTGTTCCTGAGTTGCCCCCGAGCACATTGGGCGGCGGGGCGCTGCCTTTGCTTGCAGGCTTTTCAGATGACCATTGCCACTCCCTTTTAACCATGCGCCCGGATTTTTCATCCCATTCCCACATAACCGGAATAGCCCTGAGTCTGGCCGCTTCCAGCCTGGCTCTTTCAATGCCATCGGGGATGAGATCGAGCTTCTCCAGTAACCAGCCGACGCCTTCCATTAGCTTCTGAAGCGGCCAAAGCAGTACGCTAAGTGCGGTCCCCAGTACCTCTCCAAAGGTCTGCCCGGCGCTGGCGCACTTGTTTAGCGCCGCGCGACTCTCCTCAACGGGTGTTAATACTTTTTTAAACCAATTCCAGACGTTTTTGACGCCATCCCCAATGAGTCCGAAAACGGGCGCCAGCCGGGAAAATGCGTTATGAACTGGCGCTAACCCCTGGATGACGCCTGTAAAAAAACCGCTAAAGAAGGCTTTAATTGGTCCCCAGTATTTCCAGATCAGTACCCCAGCCGCTACAAACGCAGCACCCACTAAACCGATTGGGCTCAACAGCATTGATAATCCGCCGCCCAGCGCCGCAACTCCGCCTTTTACAATGCTGAAGAGAGCAGGGATCCCCGTTAGTCGGATCGCCAGCCCGCCAATGCTTTTTGACAGGGCGCTGATAGCAGTCCCCGGAGAGGTAAAGGCGCCAAGTAACGCGCCGCGCAGTGGTACCATCAATCTGGTTAATACGCCGAGGCGTCCGGCCAGGCCGCTGAGTAAAGCACCCCATCCGCTAATTTTTGCCAGTGAACTGCTGCCCACAGCACTCAATATGCGGAACGCTGATACCGTACCTCCGATTCCGCTCCCGCCGGAGAGAAGCGCAAACCCCAGTCTGAGCTTCGCCAGCGGACCTATCAGCAGACCGGCAGCTAATGACATACCGCCAATTACTGCGGTCAGTGCCAGTGCAGTCCCGCCGGCGAGTAACAACGTTTGTGAAAGTCTGGGGTTTTCTTCTACCCAGCTTTGAACAGTGCCAATAACCCGGCTAAGCCCCTGTGTCAGTCTGCGCAATGGGCCATCCACTGTCTCCGCCACAGAAATGCGGAACGCCTCCCACGCGCTGTCCAGCTCCTTCAAATCGCCGCCCAGGTTGTCTTTCTTCTTGTTAGCGACGGCGAAGGCCTCCTGATTTTTATGTGCTTCTGCAATTTGTTCATAGAGTGACTGGAGGTAGCCATCACCTGCGCCGTTGACCAAAGACTGGAGGCTCGTAAAACCCTCTTCTCCGGCGATATCTTTGAAAAATGAAACCTGATCCACCTCGCCAAAGCGGGAAACGCGTTTTTGTAGATCGAGAAGAATATCGAACGGACGTCTCATCTTTCCGCTCGCGTCGGCAGTTTCCACTCCCAGCTCTTTGAGTGCCTTTTTGGCTGCCGTAGTGGGGGAGGCCAGGCGGGAGAGGGAGCGACGCATTGCCGTACCGGCCTCGCTACCGCGAATACCCACGCGCGCCAGCGTGCCGGTCATAGCTGCGGCTTCTTCCAGGCTTATCCCAAGTCCCGCGGCTACCGGCCCGACAACTTTCATTGTCTCGCCGAGGCTGCTTAGCGTGGTGTTGGTTCGGGTAAATGTACCTGTCAGCACATCGCTGACGCGGTCCATTTCCCCGGCGTCGAGGGCGAACTGTGAAAGAATATTTGAGCCGATGTCTGCCGTTTCACCCAATTCCATACTGCCCGCTAGTGCCATATTGAGCACGCCGGGCAGTGCGGCACGGATAGCATCTGGCGTGAAGCCCGCCATTGCCAGAAAGGCCTGGCCGCTGGCGGCGTCACGTGTGGTGAAGGCGGTTTCAGCACCGAGTTTTTTTGCCTGAGTGCGCAAGGCGGCCAGCTGTGAATCGCCCTTATCAAGCCGCGTTAGCGCCTGGACGTTTGACATTTCCTCATCAAAACCAACCGCAGGCGACAGGAAGCGTCCGGCGCCGTACCCGGCAGCGGTTGCTGTACCTAATGCTATGGCACCGCCAGAGCGTAACTTTCCGGCCATCTGCTGTGCGCCCTCGTAACGTTTACGAGCCTGAGTGACAGCAGCAAGTTGCCGTTTTTCCCGTTCAAGGGATTGGTTGTATTGTTCTGTGCGGCGTATCGCGTTACCGATGGTGGCACTACTACCGGAAAGCATGACGCCATGCTGGCGCAGGGCTGATGCACTCTCACGGAGGCGGGCCACTTCCGTCACGCGTTTTGCGGTCAACTGATCAAGCCGCTCACCCAGTCGGGACATCAGTATTTGCTGTTTTTCCGTCAGCGTTCCGTTTTTACGTTGCGCTTCTGACAAGCCATCAAAGCGGGCACGGGCACGTGAGATGGAACGGTCGGTTTTGCCGACGGCCGCGGTCATTCGCTGAAAAGTGGCACTGCTCTTATCGAGTCCTTTCAGGGTGGATTGTGTTTTTCTGAGGGAGTCGGAAAGGCCGCCCGCACTCTGGCGGGCAGCATTAACGGGGCGGGTAAATCTGTCGATCGCGCTGAAAGCAACGCGTATATCAAGACTCTTCATCACTGGCACCACTTCGAAGCGCCGCCCGCTTGCGCCAGGCTATCACCTCGCCAAGATCCATGCCGAAAACTTCAGAGGGCGGCCAGTTAAAAATAACGGCAATATCAGCAACCAGATCGTCTATCTGGTCAAACGCAACGGTGATTACTCGCTCTCCGTCTCCGCCACGTTCGACGCTCCAGGCTCCGGCGGATTCAAGAAAGGGACCAGAAGCTCTGCCAGCCCGATAAAGTCCAGGGTGTGCATTTCGTTGATTTCTTTTTGTGTCAGCGCAGGCGCGGTGACTCGCGTCAACAGCGTGGCAATTGAGTCTGCATCCATATTGGCAACGCGGATAAGATTCAGGCCGCGCAATGATCCGGCCTGACTGATGGCGCCAGTGATTTCCACCTGACCGATCTCACTGTCTTTACGAACTACCGGCTGCATCAGCGTGAACAGGTTTTTAGTTTTTTTAGCCATGTTTAAAATCTCCGGGCGGCATCGTTGCCACCCTCTTAAAGGTTATCAATTGCCCATGCCAAGGGCAGAGGTGATGCGGTCCGGGAACATGTTCTGACCGTTCTTTTTGTAGATGAAATTCAGCAGATCGATTTCGATAATGGGCTGATCATCTATGGAGAATTTGTAGTAGGTGGATTTAAAGGTGTAGCTTTCCTCGGTGTCTTCTCCCTGTTTTGAATCTCCACCGTCGAGTTCAGTAAATCGCCCGCGCAGCTCCACCTCGACAAGCTGGCTTTCGCCATCAGTGAAATATTCACCCGCAAAGCGCAGCCGCGTGCCGTCAATTTCTGCTCCGTATTCGAGAAACAGAGCCTTAATGACGCCGCCAAAAACAATGGTGGAATCCAGCGCGCCAGCCTCAAGGCCGAGATCAACACCGACCGCACCCAGCATGCCACCGCCCTGATAGTCCTCTATCTTTCGTGACAGTTTGGGGCGAGTGAAAGAGGTCACTTTTCCCAGATAGTTGTCGCCGTTAACAAAGCAGCTAAAAAGCCGCAGTTTGTGAGGAATAGCCATTATTCACCCCCGAGCGACGCGAACGCCGGTTCGTAAAAATCATCAGTAAAGGTCTGGTATAGCGTCAGATCTTCAAGCGGTGGGACCGGGCTGTAGCTATAGCGCACAATCAGTTTTCCCTGGCGCAAATCCGTGGTGCCGTTGTCCAGCGTGTCATACCAGCAGTCAGCGCCGATAAGCTGGCCGGCAGTGACTTTTTTGCTGAGAGCAGAGCGGATGCCGCTTACCACATCTTTCACGTTGGCCGGAGTGAGCGGGCTGTCAACAGAGGTAAATTGCGCCTCCGCAATACTGTCCGCCAGGATCTGCGCGGTACGGGTAAACACCTCAAAAGTGTAGGTTTCGGTGTCCGTGGTGCGGTTACCCCAGAAGCGGAAACCGTCACGCTTGATAAGCGTCGTGATTTCGTTGTTGTTCAGCTCGTTAGCGTCGCTGTCTTCTGCCTGCAATGCCCAGAACACATCTTTCGAAATACCCAGAACGTTATTCACCACAACATTCGACAGCGATTTGTGCCAGCCCTGGCTGTTATCAATAGCGGCGCGCAGGCCGCAGGCGTATGCCGGGGCAGGAAACGTTTCGTTATCATCCGTCAGGGGGTTGTAAGCGATGAAGTCCGGCCAGATCAGCATCAGCTCGCGGTAAGCGAAGGTTTTGCGATAAGCAATAGCCTCCGCCATGGTCGCGCAGCCGTTACAACCGGCATAAACAAAAGCCCGAAGATTCTGGGCAATCACGCAAAGCTGTGACGTTACCTCCTCGGTGTCGTAGTCCGGCACCGCCAGGATGCGCGGGCGATAGCCGGTTTTGGCCTCCGCCGTCAGCAGGGCATACATTCCCGTGTAGCTGTCGCCATCTGTTCCGCCAATAACGGCCTGAGATTGACTGGCGCCGTTATCGGAAGCCTCTTCCACCCGGACAATCACAACACGCGGGCTGCACTGATCGGAAATGGCTTTGAGAGCTTTGTAAAGTGACCCGGTTTTACCTGCCTTGCCGAGGACGTTACGCACCCGAGTCAGCAGAACCGGCGTATTGAGCGGGAAGGTTTCCGGATCGGCGTCATCAGCAACCGCGACAATACCGATCACGCTGGAATCAATGTCATTGATTGCCTGCTGTAGGTCGGTATTTTCGCGAGATCGGACGCCGTGAAAACGAGTTTCAGACATAAGTTCACCATCATGTTGCTCTTTGAGTTCAGGGCCATATTCAACGTTAAGTCTGCTGGCGTCGCCTGGTTGCCGGTCTGCCCGTTCGCTGACAACAAAAAGGGATTCAACCCCGCGCGCGGGCATGGAATCATCAGCAAAAAACGGGGGAGTTATGTCGATAGCAGACACGCTAACAACAGCAGCCGAAGGGTATTTAGAAAAATTAAGTGAGGTCGTAAAGACACCGGATTTTAGTATCACGTTGGGTGGGGTCGCCCTGACTGAACTGGCCGACCGCATCACCTCGCTATCTGTTACAGATAACAACGGTTTTGATGCTGATCAGCTAACTCTGTCAGTAGATGACTCTGACGGAGTAACGGATTTACCCCCACGCGGTGCGGAGCTGGCGGTGTCCATCGGCTGGCTGGGTGAGGCGTTGATCTACAAAGGTCTCTACACCGTTGACGAGGTGGGGCATAGCGGGCCGCCGGATGTAATCGACATCACCGCGCACAGCGCTGATTTTCGCGAAGAGATGAACGTCAGGCGGGAGGTGTCCTGGCATGATGTGACGGTAGAGCGGGTGGTATCGGCCATAGCCCGGCGTTATGACCTGAAGCCGATGATTAGCGAGGCCCTGATCGACATTGAGATCGACCATGCGGATCAGACCGAAGAGAGCGACATGTCGTTTTTAACGCGCATGGCGGAGATGTTGGGGGCCATTGCCACCGTGAAAAATGGCTGTCTGCTGTTTATCCTGCCTGGGGGCGGCGTCAGTGCATCCGGTAGGGCGCTGCCATCGGCTGAGATAACCCGTGCCAGCGGAGATCGTCACAGGTTCCGCATTGCCGATCGTGATGCTTACACTGGTGTGCGGGCGTACTGGCTGGATCTTAATTTCGGCAAGAAAAAACCGGTCAAGGTCACTAAGCGCAAAACAAATACTGCCAGAAAAAAGGCTGAGGAGAAAAGCAGCCGGCCGGAGGGGGATTACATGGAAGGCGCTGAAGGTAACGTGTATGTTTTGCGTAAAACCTATCAGAACGAAACGGCGGCCAGGCGCGCAGCTGCGGCAAAATGGATACAACTCCAGAAAGGCGCAGCACAGTTTTCGATAACCCTGGCGCGCGGCCGCGCCGATTTATACCCGGGTATGCATCTGACCGTGTCGGGCTTTAAGCCTGAAATCGATACTCAGGATTGGATCATTGCCAGAGCGGAACATGTAATCGGTGATAACGGATTTACCACGAAAATGGAGCTTGAAGCGAAAATAAGCGACTGGATTGCAGAAACTGAACAGTAGCGGCCATAATAGCCGTGAGTTCAACTCCCTATGGGAGATTATCATGTTTGTTTGTCCCTACTGCGGCGCAAACGCCCGCACCCGCACCAGCCGCCGGTTAAGCGAGTTCACCATCCGGCAATATCATCAATGCCAGAATCTTGAATGCAGCGAGTCATTCACGACACTTAACACCGTAGAGCGCAGAGTAACGAAGCGCTCAACCAGCGCAGATCCTTTGCCGCCAGGATTTATCCCCGGCGATGCTTTCCCGGCTTCTCATTACGGGAACAGTCAACTTAGTCTTGCAGTATAAAAATAGCCCCCTGGAAAGGGGGCTATTCTTGTCAATGTGGTCGATATGTGGACACTTTTGAAATAAATCCTTTTATTTCAATTTATTAAATCCCAAAAAAAAGCCCCGTCGGGGGCGACGGGGAAAAACTCATTGATTATGGAATGATCTGTTCTCTGGTCAGTTCGAGAACAGGGGTACTCTACGACGCAAAAGTGCAGCTAAAATGGAGAAACCGTGGAGATTCGGGACCAAAGACCGTTTTCATCAATTAAGGAGCAGAAATGAAGGGGATGATACTGATGCTGCCACTGGCGCTTGCCGGATGCGCGCAGACTCAGCCGACACAGCAAGCACATCCGGTAGGGATGGCTAACCCGGCTTCGGTTTACTGTCAGCAGCTGGGCGGGAAACAGGTTCCCATTCAAAGCCCGCAGGGCGTGCGCACCGAGTGCAAGCTACCCGGTGGTGAAACGTTAGATGAATGGGAGCTCTGGCGCCGCGATCATCCGGCTAAGTCATAGCGCTTTCAGCCAGTCAGCCAGCACCTGGGCATGGTTATGCCGGGTGTTTTTCGCCGCGTAGAGCAGCGTCAGCGTCTGCCGGTGGGCCAGCGCGGCCAGGCGCTCGCCTTCATCACGATGGGCCTCAAGCTCCTGGCGATAGCGCTGGCTAAAGTGGGCAAAATCGAGCGTCTCGCCGTGAAAAGCCTTGCGTAAATCTGTCGATGGCGCCAGGGTTTTGCACCACTCAGCGTAATTGAGCGCCTCTTTTTTTATTCCTCGCGGCCACAGGCGGTCTACCAGTATACGGTAGCCGTCGTTCTCTTCCTGCGGGTCATAAACGCGTTTACATTGAATCAT